GCTGTTTCTGCCTTAGCGAAGTCAGATTCAGTAGCCTTGATCAGTGCATTGAGCTTTCGTGTATTCAACGCAAAAAAGGCAGATGATATTTCGCCTGCCTCCATTCTTGCTTTCGGAAGTTTCCATCCCTGCTCTATCGCTTCTAGGATCTCCAGTTCCTGATCCAACCCGCCTGCCTGTCTGGCCTGTTCTACCAGCATCTTGATAGAACCGTTGATCTCATTGAATCTTCTCTGAAACTTCTTCTTGTTCTGTCTTTTATATTTTTCAAGTGCCTTCAGCTGCTCTGCCTGCCACATGGTCCATCTGAATCCTTCTTCAGTTTCCCAATCTTTGTGCCGCTGCATGTTTCGCATCATCGATGCTATAAGCTCTTCTTCTATGGCAGTGAAGGCTTTTTCGATATCGTATTCATTCATGGCTATACCCTGCCGTTCTGATACACCTTGAATCCCTGAGCTCTGAATCCTCGGATTTCTTTCTTAAGCTGAGTTATGCTCTTGCAATGTATTCTGCAAAGTTCAGCATATCCCTTACGCTCTATTGCATAGATACCGAAGGGCACTTGCTCACTGGCTATCTTAAGAAGTCCCTGATACTCGGTTCTCCCCATGTCATATATCCTTTTGGCTACTTTAACCTTCATGTGATCACTCCATATTTACTTCGAAGTCACCTGCAGCTTTGTTGGCCGCCGGTTCTTCCATTACTGCTATTCCTTGCTCCTCTTTTAGTCGAGCCACCTCTTCTTTTTTCCAGTCTTTTGACTTGCTGTCTCCATACAGCTCTTCAACCGCTGCAGTGGTGCTCATGATATTCGCACTCTTGGCTTTGGCTACAGTCTCAACCTGGCTTTCAAATGATGGGTTAGCATATTCTCCAAACTCAAGGGACACCTTTATCTCTTCATTGTAAGCTGTATTTGTTGTCAGTTCCTTGTGAGCTCTGATCGCAATTTCTACTATCTTCGGAATATCTTCCTCCAGTGCCGCTACAATGGCATTTCTGGTATACAGTGTTGCCTTTTCCTTTTCTCTCTGCGCGTCTGCATTATCCAGTTTCTTAACATCGATACCAAGAGTAGATGGACTTATAATACCCTGCAGACACTGATCAAGCGCTGTTATGTATGTCGCTGCATATGATTCGTGAGGAATGCTTGGCTGAACTACATCTATCTGGCTCTTGCTGCCTTCTCTCATGTCGCCTTCTGTTTTGATAAACCTATTATCAAATGGATTTGATTTCATGGTCATTTCACCAGTCTTAGGATTCCTTGGAATGAGGTTCTCCGGTATATATTCCTTAGTTCTTCCCGCTCTGAGTGCATCCATCCACTGTGACCATGCTTCATCCAAGCTATCATAGGCATCCACTTTCTTATCGAAGATACTTTGACCTCTTCCCTTGAAGTAGCTGGATTCAAAAATCATTATCGGTACCGCCAGCATGTATTTGCCCTTTTCTGTTACTTCTCCCTGTTCATTTTCCTTATAGGTGGAGAACATCACATCTTTCAGGGCCCTTGTCTGCGGTATTACATCAATCGCCACTTCTCTTTCATCCTGATACAAGTGGTTTTTAATGTATCCGTATCCATAATGTTCACACAGGAGGTATTTGCGATGATCATGCTCATAGACTGTTTTGAATATGATTTCCTGGAGCCTGCCGCGCTTTTTAACAAACTCTACCATATCTCCCGGGAAGAACTCAGGTATAGGATATTCCGAAATGTCAGTGTCATAAGTGAGCTTATATGCTCCGTCTCCTATGACAAGTACCTGCTTCACAGTACTTTCAAGTCCCTTGATGAAGCTGTTTTCCTTTTCAATGGCCTCCCATATGTCTCTCTGGTCACCATCTTTGATTTCTATAATTCCCATATCCGCTAGTGTTACTGTAGCCAGCATGTCCACTGTATTTCCCGGAATACCTGTGTGGATCTTCCTCATTTCCATTCCCGGACTTGATTTGCACGCCCAGAACTTATATCTATCTATGCCCTTGTCGATCTGCTCGTAAAGCTGCTGCAGCTCATAGCTCGATCCACGGTACCATATCTTATTCTTGATGGCATTTCCTCTGAAGTCGAATGCCTCTGTGATATCTATATTCAAAGGATCCGCTTCTCTTACATTCAACCAACTTCTTACTGCCTGTTTCATCTTATCGATTATCCTTCCCATTTCATTCTCCTGTACCTATCTCTCCTTTGAACGGTATCCATCCATACTGAGAGGCGTTTATTGTATGATCGTTCGCATCTTCCGGCTCATCTTTATCATCAAGCCAGCTGTATGTTTCGAGTTCTCTTATGTGCTCAGTGCAGTGATCGCATACCTGGTAGTATCCCATCTGTATCCACCCAAGCATCAGTTCTATTCTGTCTAGTATCTTGATCCCTTTATAAGAATCGTTGAAGGTGTATATACTGCCGTACTTTCTCTTATGCTTCAGCAGTTCTGTCTTGGTCGCCTGATCCGCTGCATCTATGAAGACGTTCCTTGCAAGGCCCCACTCTTGTCTGCATCTATCAAGGAACTCGATATACTTCGGTGCTATATCTGACGGAGCTAACGGCTTAGCTTTGTTCTCGTTAGTAAGAACCTCTTCTTCCAGCACTATGCACTTTCCTTTATCGGTGATCCCTTGGAATATCATCGCGAATGTATCTGTACTTCTCTGCGAGTACGATGTGTCCAGTGCAGCAGTGAACTTCTTGAATACGATGTTCCTTACCACCACCTGTTTCTTAAGCCACTCAACACTTATAACATTCCTGGATCTTTCGAAGTTGGAGAACACCAGCCCTGTTGCTCTTCCGCGCAGACCTACGATCTTGTTCTTCCACAGTTTTGTTCCTACAGGTACGCTTCTCTTGATCTTGTCCAGCTTATCTTCGGTAAGAGAGATATTGTCTGCAAATGAAAAGAACCAGTAGTCCCATCCGGACTTTGGTTCTTCAGTCAGTTCTGCCATTATTTCTCTCGGTACATCTTCTCTCCACTTTTCTAGCGGTCTTGAGCAGTTTACGAACTCTTTGTATACCGGTAACCTCGGATCATCAGGGTTCAACGTACCTAAAGCATAATCACATCTCATCATTGCTTCTCTTACGAAGTCAATGTTGGCTATATTCAATTCGTCTATGTACAAGCATCCGTACTGGCCACCCAAGGCTTTCTTCCATCGTTTCTTATCATCATATCCGAGTACGTATATTACTTTCTCCACTCCTCGCTGAGGTGTGAATATAACATGTGGCAGCTTTTCTTCTTTGCTCCCCAGACCATTGTATTCTACCAGCACTCCCCACTCATCTAGGATCCCATTCTCTTTATTGATGATGTTCTTCTCTATGGTCCCTGTATCAAGCCCGGCTATGATGTGCTGCCTTTTCGAGCTTTCTGCAACTTCAAGCATGAACTTATAAACGCCTACCGTTGTTTTCCCCGCTGCAGTCGTTCCTTCCAGGAACTCGACCTCCGCTGCATTATCCAAAAATGCATCGTATTTCTCTCCGACTAACATTTGCTTTCACGTCTTTCTCTACGCTGTTCCAGCAGTTCAGTAAGTTTTGACTGTTCTTCCTGCAAGCCGTCCACTTCTACATGCTGCTTATCTCTCCACATGTCAGGCTTTCTATTCTTCAAGTAGAACATTATGGCCAGTGTATCAGGTGGAACATAATGATCTTCTTCAGCTGTAACTATTTTCTCTTTCTCTACTTTCTTACCCCGATCATCATAATAGCTTTCCTTTACCTTGAATGCTTTTCTTACAGTAGTTTTGAAGCCTAAGGCCTTATTATATAGAGAAGCCTCTACATTCAGATCCGCCATCTCCTTGTTAGGCATCAATGCCTCTTCCAGTGCTTTATGCTTTCTCTTATACTCTCTGAATGTCGAATATGCCACACTCAGCTTCTTTGCAATTTCCTCCTCTGTGGCTCCATTTCTGGCCATCTGCCCTATCTCATATAAAAACGGCGCCACATGAGTATCATACTTTGTCTTTCTCATGTCCTTTTTCCTTTTATGGGTGCCGAAAACTGCTAAGCAGTTATTTAGATTTGTTTATTTATAATATAAAAAAATAAGGCACCTCATTTCTGAGATGTCTTATTTGCCTTTTGATTTGTAGATTGACCCTTGCGTCTTTTTGACCCAATATCATTATACAGCAGAATAAGTGTGATTTGTGTGCAACTTTACTGAAACGCCGCAGTTATTATCTTTGATACCACACTGCGATCTATGTTCAGCAGTTCTCCTATTTCTCGCTGGCTTTTCCCTTCCTGGTAGTAGAGCCTCAGCACGTTTCTAGTGCGTGCCGGCTCTACACGGTCAAGCCAGCTTTCCATGTCATATATCTCATGATCTACTCTCATTTTTTTCTCTTCGAGCAGTCTTATGTACTTATCCATCACCGGATCCGCCTCTCCGTATATAGTGATAACTCTCTTATGGCCGGTAGAGTAATCCGCTGCAGTATCTCCATACAGTTTCGGTTTTCTTTTACTCTTGCGTTCTTCGATTTTTTTCTCTAAGCTTACAGACTCTCTTTTCATGTCTCTCAGCTGTTCTAATTTTTCTCTATCCATTAGATCCCTCCCATGCCAAATAGCAGCTCGTCCATGGACAGCTGTTCCTCATTACTCTTATAGTGTTCATTAAGCTTAACCTGCTTACCTCTCCTCCACCGCTGCAGTCTTGGCTCTTCGTCCAAGCTGACCATTATGTATTCCATGCACTCAACACCGAGAACAGCATGTTCATACTTTCTCACAGTATCCTGATCAACATAGTATCCCTTAAGAGGTTTCAGTTCTTGATATACTTCTTTACCGGAAACCTTTTCTCTATGTACCTTCGGCATGACAACATTTCTGCTGCTGCTATATCGCCTCTTCTGTGGACTATCATCTTCCCTGAAGGTCTTCTCTGTTTCTTTCAGCAGATACTCCGCCAGCTTATAATAGTTCCCGGACTTGTCCAGCATGACAGGATACTCATACCCGCTCTTCCAGTACTTGTCCACTATTTCCAAATCCACCTTACTCATAATTATGTGATGATGGATCCTTGTATGCTTATATTCAGTTACCGCTACCCATTTGAACTCTATATCGTTTCTCTTGCAGTAATTGTGCATATTTCTCAGAAAGTTCGAGAGCTGCTTCTTTGCTTCTTCCGGTGCCGCTGCATCCTTGTATGTAAGTGTCAGATGGTAATCTCCCGGTTTGAAGTTATGGTTCAGTTTTGCTGTGAGGATCTTCACCGCATTTCTGAAATTCACTTTCTTTACAGCCTCAGGTGTAGGATTTGCCTTCGGCTTTCTCTTCTGGCCTTTGGTATCGATCCTGGTTACTGCTTTAAGTGAGCGTAATATAGTTTTTCCTGCAACAATCGTATCTCTATAAAACATTCCTCATGTCCTTTTGTTAATACTCTTATCAAGTTTTAATGCGACCCTTCCGGTCGCCGGTATTACCTTATATATAATGTAGTGTTTTCCTAAAGGAAGACCACGGAGGCTTGTCCGTGGTTTTTATCATAGTGTTATTTCGTTGTTTAAGAGTAGTTCCTTGAGCTTATGCACTTCGTTCTTATCAAGGCTTACTCCTTTTCCCGGTCTGCCTCCAGGCAACCATGTTCTTATGTCCAGCTTGGGTTTCTGATTGTTCCAGCTGATTATACAGACCTCTTTTCGGTGATCTCCGGATTCTGAAAGGATCCCGCATACTTTTATTTTGTCAAATTCATATGGCATTTTCTCACCTCCTATCTGAAGTTCTGCATCCTTATCTGTTCTTCTGCCACTACCTGCTTGAATGCTGCTTCAATATCCTGATTGTGTTCTTCTATTCGACTCGTGCATCTAGTTAACTCTTTGACTCGCTTATCGATATTTTTCATATGCTCATTGTTCATAGAGCCACTTCTGATTCCATTCCATAAATGCTTCCTGCTGTCGTTGATAAGTTTAAGCAAAGTCTCCGCATTTTCTATTTCCTGCTGCAGGTATGTATATGAGCATCTGATTTTTTCTACCGGGCTACTCATGTCATTTCTCCTTTTGTTTCTACTTTCTCGACTCTCGGGTCTCGCATTATTGCAAACTCACCGCACCAATCCTTTTTTCTCTTCGGGTAAGGATCTGGATATCTTCTACAGTCTCCATCCGTGAGCATCCCAATATGAAATGTCATTATCTCGCTTGAATTTACTTTCGTATCATCTTCAGGATATTTGTCAAACCATTTGCAGTTATCGCATATTCTTGGGTAACTCTTACTATTCATTACTTATCTCCTTCTAACTCCATCCTGTAACCTTCACCAATACCTACGAATATCAAATCTCGATTCATCATATCAACCGTTACAGGCAGCCCCAAACAGGTAAACGTTCCATCATTTTCTATCGTTACTCCATTTAAGGTTGGGGCTTGTCGATCTTCTTCTCTTGCTGCATTAAGCACGTCAATTCCTAACACTATTCTTGTAGGTGTAATTCCATATAGGGAATATAAGTAACAATAATGGATATATACTCTTTCTATCACTTTATTTATCATTCCAATTCCATTCCTTTTCAGGGTGCTTTTTTATAAGATCATAAACAGCTCTCTTTACGGCACAGTCTCCATGTATCATGATTATTTTTCCTCTTTCGATTGCTCTTTCAGCGACAAAATGTGCGTGTGCAAATTTATAGTGAGAGAAATCACTTTTGCTCATTTCTTCCAAGTCATTTGGATTCATCAGGACAATAACGGCCGTGTCATAAACGAATTTCTTGATTGCGCTTATCGTGTCTCTTTCTTCATCGCTCATCATTCCAACTCCTTCAGCTACCAACCAAATATACAGTAACCTTCCATAAGTCCGTACTCAGGACAATCTCTTAATACATACTTAATGCCTACAATCATCTTCTTCCCTGTGTATTCTTTACCATCCCATTCCCTTAACCTAACAAGATCACCCACTTGGTAACCTCTGTCGTCTTTTCGCAGTTCAAATTGCTTTATGCCTTTGGAAACGTCTGCAAAATACTGTGGCAGTATCTTTATTTCATGTTCTTTATTTCGCCAACAAGATGCACAAGCTGGTGTTCCTTGAAGCAGGCAGTCTTTGCACATTTCACTTTTAATTACCGTTGTGTTCATGATGTACCTCACTCCCCTTCATAAATCATGAAGGCTAACCCCACTAAGGCTATCCACCATTTATCGAAGAAAAGAGCAAGACCTGCGAATGATAATACGCCAACGATAATGACTATGGCTCTTATTACTGATTTACTCATGCTCTCCACCTCTAATATTTCTTAGTGTGTGTCTTGAAAAGAGGCATTCCTAAAATGTCCCTCTTATGAAATGCCATGTCTTTTGATTTGAATATAACCGGACCGTGTGTCTTTCGACTTCTTTTCTTATGATTCATCTTACTTGACATACTATATTTCCTCCTACTCTTCAGTAACCTGTGTCGGTACCTCGACCATTCTGCCGTTGTGCTTGAAATAAACTATTCCATGCTTCTCAGTTCTTACATACTTTCTGTCAGGTTTATAAAACGGACATTCAATAGTTCCACATCCCGGCTGTATTTTATCGAGTGCGAAACATTCTCCATGACCGTACAGCCCATCAATTTCTGTATATGCGAAGCAATCATTTTCTTTCACTTCTGTCATGTCTTCCCTCCTATTAAGCATTAAGTCCTAATCCAAAACCGATCCAAAAAGCGCTTACTATAGCCAACGCGATGGCTACTTTCAAAATGCGTCTCTTTCTTTTTCTGCTCATTTCTATATACCCTTCCCCATACTTTCTGAACACATCCTCAGTAGGCTCTTCCGGCTCTTCTGTTTCAGCATCTATAACTTCGACTTCATTTTCTCTATACCAGTGTTCTTTAACGGTCTTACCATCTGCAGTTGTAGCGATCAGATACTCTTTATGCAAATTACCATAGGTGTCTTTATATTCGCCGAAGTCCGTTATGATCCCTATCTGACCACCTTGTCCCATAGCATTCGTAAGTACTTTTGCATTCTTTTCGATCACCCTACATACCTCCTTTGAGACTATCCATAACAGTCCCTAACGCTGTTCTCATTCTCTGTTCTGTATCAGGATCCGATTCAACCTTGATACACTCCATGCACTCTGAGAACACTTCCTGCAGCTGATCTACTCTAAGTTTGAAAGCGAGGGTATTTTCATTGGAGCTATTCTCCAACTTTCTGGTTAGAACCTCTATCTTCTCCTGAAGTTCTTCCTTTTCATGCTTTGCTGCTTCCAGTTCTTTAATCTGCTGCTGCCTTGCTTGTCTTTGCAGTTCTACTGCTTTTTCGTCCAAAGCCTCAGCTATTGCTTTCTCCTTGGAGTCTTTCTCCGCCTTTAGATCTTCTGTAAGCTTCTTATTCTTTTCCTTCTGCTTCTCGAGTTTTGCTTCGAGTTCTGCTATCTTCTCCGGATCAGCGCCGGATGCTTTCAGTTCATCAAGCTCTATCTTCAGCTTAGCAGCCTCTTCCCTCATTGCCTCCGCTTCAGCTTTTTCTTCTTTCAATGCCTTGATTTCTTCTTCCAGTTCTCTGAATTTCATGCCGTCTACATCATGTGTTTCAACGAAGTTTTCCACCTGCTCTTCGGGGACCTGGAGGAGCGCTAAAGCCTTGGAAATACTCAAATCCGCCAAATTTGTCACATTTGAATACGGGCTGTTTTCATTACCATATGTCCTTGCAATTTGCATGAATCTTTGTGCCTGTTTCTGTGTGTATCCGAGGTTATCTTTACACCAGTCATACCATCCGCCATGGCCTACCTGCTGTTTTGCCTCCTCAAGGCATTCTCCGATTCGAATAATCCCTTGCAATGTAACTCTATATACTGTAGTTTCCATCGTTTTGATTTCTGCTACGATTACAGGCAAACTTCTCTCCGGAATTACCTGGTATTCCGCTTCTACGATATTGCTCATGCTGCACTCCTTTCTTTATTTCTGTTTTTCAGTATCTTCTTAAATTCTTTTTCCGCTTGATCAACAAACACTTTTATCTCTTCAGTCATTACACAATTACGTTCTCCTCGGCATTGCACAACTTCACCTTCTTTATTAATCTCAAGCGTATAATATGGAGTATCCGGTTCATCCGTTTTTCTTATGAGTAGGATGTAACAATCTCCTCTTGCCACTCTATCTCCGTAAGTTCTGACACAGTGATGTAAGTACCTGCTTTCTTTATTAAGCTCGCTCTGACTTCTGGCCATATAGCACATAAGACCGTTTCTTTCTATGGAAACATCAAATGTTGCGGCTGCTATTTTTTCGTCCTGTTTTCGGCTGGTTTCTATTTCCACCTTTTCCGCTGCAGCATCATGAGCTTCCATAAAATCTTCCGGTAGTAATATGTTCTTCCTAGACGTATCCATCCCTAGCTTTTTGCAGTTATGAATGTAATCAAGCCAGTCACTAACAAATAGACCTTTGATATCCTTTTCATATTTATACTCAATGAGTTTGAGTGGCGATATATAATCTGCTATTTTTTTGAGATGCCATTCGTTTATAGTTGCTATCTCTTCAATTATCTCGAATGGTGTATTGAGTTTCTCTTTTTCTGTTAATTTCTGAAATACGGCTAGATCTTCTAGCGTAGGATCATGTTGTCTGAGAAACTTTATATGTCTCATTGGGAGCCTAAGTATTTTCTTTAGATCTTTTCCTTTCCAGTTAACACACTTCTGGCCTTTAAGACCAAAGACTCTATCCGCTGCAATTCTTTCAAACCCTGACTTGCGCAACAATTCGATGCTCTGTTGTTTTAGGCTTTTGCTTATATAGCTTATGTAATCAGATGGTAGGAACTCATTGTTGTCAAAGAAATCTCTGTCATATTGATACTTTAGGCAGCTTTTTTCAAATACATCCTTGAGGTTGTCTTCGTAGATTTCTGTTCGAATCCATTTTGGCGTTGAATACCAGTTATGCACCTGTGCGGCAGCTGGAAGTTTTATATTATTTCTTCGTTCCCAGCCATACCATGGATGATTCTTGTAATATATCTGTTCTTTATCATTAAATACGTATATAGCTGAAAGCCATCTATCTAATTGAGGTTTTCCAAAGGGTGAGAAATTCACTGTAACCTCTGTCAATGTTCCGTATACAGTCTTGCCTCTATGAACAAATATCAGCACTCTTACATGCTCATCTAAATTTCGTCTTCCTACGCCTGATGGCTTATATTCTCCTTTACTGTGGCATCTTGGACATTCGCCAGTATCACCGCGTTCAATGTAAAACCTGTCCGCTCTGTAGGCATGCCCACACCTAGTACATACCACCTTGTTTTCTTTCTTGTTGTAAATAAGGTATGTATTATTCACCAGCTCCTTACGGATCCAGTTCTCTACTCCTGCCGGTGCCAGTGGCAGCTTATCTAATATTTCATTGATATCCATGCTGCACCTCACAGAAGATCCATCACATTGATTTTCTTTGCAGGTTCAGGAACTTTTGATATACCGTAGTACTCGTCTACCATGGCAAAAACTTCTTGCGGAGGTATATATGCGACACCATTCTTTGCCCTCTTTTTCGCTTCTGCAGTAA